GTGCTGCCGTGTTGCTACTAATAGAAGGATCATGGAGAAATACTATGAGAAAAAGGCTATCAGAAATGGTGCAGCAAGACCTTGCTCAAAATGCAAAGCACAGCTAAGTAGATATAATAATTCTAATTTATGTTCAACATGCGAAAAAACAGTTAATGCAGACACTAAGAATAATCTGTTTAGGATGATTAATGACATTAGCTAGTCTGAAAAAAACTCAAGCAAGCAGGGTTCTTGGCATAGATGCTTCTACCAACTCTATTGCTTTTTGCTTAATGGAGAATGATGTTCCATTAAAGTGGGGTAAAATTAACTTGTCAGGCGAGGACATATATGATAAGATTTACGATGCAAAGGTCAAGATGTCTTCAATGTTAAACGAACTTAAGTCAGATTATATTGTTGTTGAAGGAGCAGTGTTTGTAAAATCTGCAGATGCTGTAATTAAATTATCTTATGTTTATGGAGTTGTAATAGCAGAACTTATGTCTACAGGGGCTAAGGTTATAACAATATCTCCATCGTCTTGGCAAGCCTACATAGGAAATAAGAATCCTACAAAAGAAGAGAAGGCGGCGATCAGAGCAAAGAGTCCAGGGTATGCTGACTCTTGGTATCAAAATCAATTACGCAATATGCGTAAGCAAAGAACAGTTGACTACTTTAATAAAAAGTATAACCTATCACTTGAAGATTTTGATGTTGCAGATTCATTTGGAATTGCACACTATTCTAATAGCATACTGACTAAGCGATGAAACTTTATCAAAGTAAAGATTGGTTACATAGAAGATATGTAATTCAGAAAAAGACGGTAACGGAAATTGCCGATGAGTGTAAGGTCTCTGCTATGACTATACAGAGGTATCTAGAGCAATTTAAATTAATTAGGAGAAGATAATGGCGGGATATCCAAACAAAGATAATGGCTATCAGACATGGGTGACAGATTTGCAGCTAATAGCAACAGATGCTCCTTCAGGCCCAAAAATTATTACACAATGCCTTGAGATAGCTGAGATGCTAATTAAGAAGAATATATCATATGGAGATTCAGCCCTTAGCCCAATTCGTATATTTTCTCAGGCGGACAATCAAGAGCAAATTAAGATTCGTATTGATGATAAGATAAATAGAATTAAGAATGGCTCAGGATTTGCTGGAGATAATGATATCGACGATATGATCGGATACCTAATACTGCTTAAGATTGCTAAGGCTAATTCCAATTGACATTTTAGTCGACTAAAAGTATAATGTATTAATGAGCGAAATAGAATTGTCAGAACGTTTTGACAGAATGAATAGGGTTGTTGAAGAGCTTTTAAAAGGAAGCACCCCCACACAAATTGCCACCATTACAGGAATCCAGCGTAAGGAAGTTCTTGAGCTAATTGATGACTGGAAAGACGTTGTACACAACGATAGCAATATAAGAGATCGTGCTAGAGAGGCAATATCTGGAGCAGACCAACACTATGCCATGCTTATCAAAGAGGCCTGGAAGACAGTAGAGGATGCAGATCAATCTGGCCAGCTAGCAGTTAAGTCAGGATCACTAAAGCTTATTGCTGATATTGAGACTAAAAGAATTGCAATGCTACAGTCTATTGGAGTTCTTGAGAATAATGAAATTGCTTCTCAGATTGCAGAAACAGAACGCAAACAAGATATCTTAGTTAAGATTTTAAAAGAAGTAACTTCAACATGTCCTAAATGCAAGATGGATGTTGCAAAACGATTGTCTCAGATAACTGGAGTAATCGAATCAGTTCCAGTAGAGGAATCCGATGTCGTTTGATTTTAATGATCTTATCGATATGCTCGATGGAGAGGAGTTCGATGAGAAACCAGTCGATCTTAAAACGTTTGTTAGAAGTCCAGAATACCTTGGGCTTCCAGAGCTTTCAGATTATCAGTACACCCTTATTGAAAAAAGTTCGCAAATCTACAAAGAGTCAACCCTCATCAAGTTATTTGGAGAAGAAGAGGGAAGAGTAAGATTTAAGCAGACTGCAAATGAAGTAGTTGCTCAGCTCGGCAAGGGCTCTGGAAAAGATTACTGCTCAACTATTGCTGTTGCATACATCGTGTATCTATTGCTATGTTTAAAAGATCCAGCAACATACTACGGCAAACCTCCAGGCGACAGCATTGACATCATTAATATTGCTATTAACTCACAGCAAGCAAGCAACGTATTCTTTAAGGGTTTTAAAACAAGAATTGAAAAGTCCCCTTGGTTTGCTGGGCGCTATACGGACAAGGCATCAGAAGTTAAGTTTGATAAAGCAATAACAGTACACTCTGGACACTCTGAGCGTGAAGCTTGGGAAGGCTATAACGTTATTGTTGTAATTCTTGATGAGATCTCTGGCTTTGCAATTGAAAATACAACAGGTCACGATCAAGCAAAAACAGGTGCAGCAATATATGATATGTATCGTGCTTCAGTAGATTCTCGTTTTCCAGATTTTGGTAAAGTAATTCTTCTATCCTTCCCTAGATATAAAAATGACTACATTCAACAAAGATATAATGCTGTGGTTGCAGAAGTTGAAACAGTTGTTCGTGAGCATAAGTTTAAAATGGATGAAGATCTGCCAGACGGAACTCAGGGTAATGAGTTTGAAGTTCAATGGGAAGAAGATCATATTGTCTCATACAAGATTCCAAAAGTTTACGCATTGAAAAGACCTACATGGGAGATTAATCCAGTAAGAAAGATTGATGATTTCAAGGTTGCATTTTTTACAAATCCTCTTGATGCTCTATCTAGATTTGCATGCATGCCACCTGACGCTGTTGATGCATTCTTTAAGTCAAAAGAAAAGGTTGAAAGAGCTTTTAATAAAGCGCATCTTGCAGTAGATAATTTTGGCAGACTAGAAGAATGGTTTATACCAGATCCAGATAAGGAATACTTTATACACGTTGACCTTGCACAAAAGCATGACCATTGTGCAGTAGCAATGGCGCATGTTAATAAGTGGGTCAATGTAAAAGTAACAGATACATACTCTCAGCCTGCACCAATTGTAGAAATTGATGCAGTAAGGTACTGGACTCCAACAGCAGACAAGTCTGTAGACTTTACTGAAGTAAAAGATTATATTCTTTCATTAAAGACACGAGGATTTAAGATTCGTGTATGTACATTTGACAGATGGAACTCTCATGATATGATGCAACAGCTAAAACAGTACGGCATCAATACAGAAATTCTATCTGTTGCTAAAAAGCATTACGATGACATGGCCATGGTTGTTTTGGAAGAGAGACTTACTGGTCCACATATACCTCTTTTAATTGATGAGTTGCTTCAGCTTAGAATTATGAGAGATAGAGTTGACCACCCAAGAAAAGGATCTAAAGACTTAGCGGATGCGGTATGCGGATCGATATATAATTCTATAAGTAGAACTAAGTTTGATTCTAATGAGGAAGTTAATATACATACATATGAATCAATGAGCTATGATAATGATTTTGGAAAAGAAGCAGATGGAGAAACAAGTTCCTATAATATGATTAGGGCTCCAAGAATGCCAGAAAACTTAAGAGACGCAATGGACAGGATGCAAATAATATGAGTACGTATCAGGAAAAAGCAAAAGAATGTAAGTGTTGTGGAAAGCATGTTCCACTTCCTACTGTGCTAAAGGAATATAATGGGGTTGTATTATGCCCAACTACATTTTCTAATGTAATTGAATATAAGAGAATCTGGAGACTATCTGGACATAGACCTATGGGGAATATTAGAAAACACTTTTCAGAATATGTTCAGCAGATAGTTGAAGAAACTATTGACAAAAACGAAGACGGTACGTTATAATATACAACTAAGCAACAATAGCTTAGTTGGTTAAAGCCCCGAACTCATAATTCGGTAATCGTAGGTTCAAGTCCTACTTGTTGCACAAGGAGATTCAGTGAACGAAGAAGATAACGATGAAAAGCTAGCGTACTATTTAGAAATAGGCGCAGTAAGCCTAGAGGGTATGGATGAAAACGGCGAACTAATATATTCAATTAGTGAAGATGCAAAAGATTTAGCACCTGAACTTTGGCAATCACATACAGAATATGTAGATAGATCTATAATCGAACTGTACGAGGCAGGCCTAGTAGAAATTGAATATGACGAAAATCTTAACGCTACAATACATATTAGTCCAGAGGGGCAGAGGCTGGCAAGAGAAAAAGGATTAATTGAAATGGATATAAACACAGACATACCAAACGATTAACAGAATGCCTTCGTAGCTCAGAGGACAGAGCAGGACTCTTCTAAGGTCTTGGTCGCAGGTTCGACTCCTGCCGAAGGCACAAAGTCCTTATAGCCCAGCGGTAGAGGCGGTAGACTTAAAATCTATACAGCGTTGGTTCGAATCCAACTAGGGACACGTAGCATGCGGATGTTGCATATTGGTAGTGCCTCTGCCTTCCAAGCAGAAGGGGTGAGTTCGATTCTCATCATCCGCTCTCGAAATATAGGTCTGAACAATCTATATGGAGATCTGTTATGCCGAATAGGTGTCACCTGCATCTTGCGAAGGCGTTCAGGCTCATGGACAAGCTCTGTGGTCGTGACTAGGCATAACAGCCAGCAGGTGGTTTAGGTTAAGAGCCAAAGCCGTGGCTGGCATTGCGTCAATAGCCCAACTGGTAGAGGCGTTAGTCTTAGGAACTAATGGTTGTAGGTTCGAGTCCTACTTGATGCACGATATTAAGGTTGCGTGGCAGGCAAGTTAGGCTGACTCCCGACGGGGACAACTGGAGGACAACGAGCAATAGTAAATCCTCATATATCATGATTAATAAGTTAGTCTGCTCGTAGACTTATTAATCACTTAGGGTCTAAGTGTTACGGAAGCACTACCGTCTCCAAAGCGGTAAGCCTAGGTTCGACTCCTAGAGACTCTGCAGAGTAACACTAGTATGGCTTCTCATCGGTTAGAGGTTTACGCTAGTATGTAGCGGAACCTGCAGGACGGCTACACGGTGTTGTCAGAGCACTCGGTTACAAGACCTTACAGTGTGGTGAAAGATAAACTGATCTGACTTTTATTTCTCCTTCGTCCAACGGTAGGACCCCAGTTTTTGGCACTGGTAATCTTGGTTCGAATCCAGGGGGAGAAGCAAAAAAATGATATACTATAAGTATATTAATTTCTAATTAAAGGAGAAATAAAATGGCAGAAGATAGACACCCATTAGCGGTAAAGGTATTAGCAGCAGCAAAGAAGTATGCTGATGAAGGATACACAGAAGGACCAAACAACGATACAATTTTTGGAAAGCGCTATGGAATGAATAACCAACCATGGTGTGCAATGTTCGTATCAGGCTGTTTTGATGATGCAGGGCTTGTACATCTAGTTGCAGCATCAACCAAGAAGGGCTTTGCATCATGTGATGCAGGAGCACAATGGTTTGCAAAGAATAAGAGAATTGTTCCTATTGGACAGGCTCAACCAGGAGATGTTGTATTCTTTAACTTTGATAAGACACCTACAGATACAGAGCACGTAGGAATTGTTTATAAGAATGACGGAAAGAATCTACATTGTTTTGAAGGAAACACTTCTGGAAATGCAAAGGGGTCACAAGCAAACGGAGATGGCGTCTTCCTAAAGAAGAGAGCGTACAGCCTAGTAATGTCAGTTGCTCGCCCAGACTGGGATGCACCAGCACCAGCACCAAAGGCAGCTGCTAAGCCAGTAGCTAAGAAAGCTGCTCCTGTAAAGAAAGCAGCAGTAAAGAAGAAGTAATGTACGAGTATTACGTACGAAAAGTAGAAGCCGTAGTCGATGGGGACACAATTGATGTCCTCATCGATCTTGGTTTTGATATCTTGTTTGCTTCACGAGTAAGACTTGCTGGTATAGATACTCCTGAATCAAGAACAAAAGATCTAGCAGAAAAAAAGCTGGGATTAGAAGCAAAAGAATATCTTAAGTATAAGCTAAAGGATGCCAAGTCAGTAAAAATCAAAACCGAAAAGATGGATTCATCTGAAAAGTACGGAAGAATCCTAGGATGGATATTCATTGACGATCAAACAGTATCAATAAATGAACAGATGATTGCAGACGGGTATGCTTGGGGATACCTAGGTGACACCAAGGTAAAAGACTTTGAAGCACTTGCTAAGGTAAGGGCTAAGAAGAAGTAGACAAGATATAAATATTTTGCTATAATAATATACGGACTGCTCAATAGAGGGTCCGTATATTAATTTATTCGCTTGAAAGGGGAATAACATGGTAAACTCATTTACACTGGATCTTTTTAAGGATCCATTTTTTATTGGCTGGGATCGCCAATTCAAAGATCTCGAAAAGGTAATGCATAATTCAACAAACTATCCGCCATATAACTTGGCTCAGGTAGGTGAAGATAGCTATATGATTGAACTGGCTCTAGCTGGATTTAAGCGTGAAGATATCTCTGTTGAACAGGAAAAGAATGTTCTAACAATTAAGGGTTCATCAGAATCTGAAGATGAAACTACATATATTCATAAGGGAATTGGAGCAAGGTCTTTTGCTAGAACCTTCTCATTATCTGAATTTATGGAAGTTGCAGCAGTAGCAATGTCTGATGGAATTCTTAAGGTTTTCATAGTTAGAAATGTTCCTGAAGAAGCAAAGCCAAAGACATTTGAAATTCTCGATTCATTTACACCAGAAGAAGTAGTAAGCTCTCCTGTTGAAAGAAAGAGAAAGAAATAGTATAATAAAACTCTGCACCCCTTCATCGGGGAGTCGCAGATAGCGGGCCGTTACCCGCAGGATGGACCTGAGCATGTCCTCAAACTGCTCACTATAATTAAAGGATAATCAAATGCCAGTGTATGAGTACAAGTGTGATTGTGACGACAAAGTTGTTCCTTTCACAATGTCAATAAAAGACTATCAGCCTAATCAGATATGCAGTAATTGCGGTAAAGATATGCAAAGACACTACACTCCGACTGGGATCCAGTTTAAGGGTAATGGCTTTTATAAAACAGATAATCCCAACTAATTTAAACTAGCACTCTGCTATAATTACTAAGTAAGCAAAAATATTGCATTACTTAGGAGATACCTAGTTGACTAGAAAGTTACAGTATTTTTTAACCAGCCTTTTTATAATTGGCTGGCTCTTTCTTTTTGGACCTAGTATAGCAAGTGCTGATGAGGTTACGGTTCAAGTAACACCAGCTAATCCTTCCTCAGATACCGCCACAGTAACAACTCCTATTACAGTTGAGATAGTTGCAGATAAAGTGGAAGCGGCAGCAGATACATTACAGGCAGCAGCACAAACACAAAGCAATGCGATCATATCTACAATTCAGGCAAATGTGCCAAACACAGATAGTCAGGCAGCAGCGCAAATTGCTACAATCCAAGAGCCTATTGCAACCGCTGTTGCAGAGGCAACAGTAAAGGTACAAGAAGCTACAACAGCAATTCAGTCAGCAGAGACTGCTGTAACAGTTGCAGTAAATGCTCAGGTGGCAGTTGAATCTCAAACTGCAGTAGTTGCCACAGCAACAACAAATCTAAATAATGCTCAGACAAATTTAAATACAGTAACTCAACAGGTAGAATCTCAGACTGCTGTGGTTGCTACAGATACCACTAATCTTGCTACAGCACAAGCTGCTGCTGATTCTTCAGCAGTAGAAACAACAACTAATGGGATTCAGGTAACAACATACGCATCCGCTGGTGGACAGCAACCACCGTTACCAGCAGAAAATGCTACACCACTTTCAACAACAACTGTTGGCTATATAGCTCACCAGTTTGGAAGCGGTCAGGTATTTAATTCTGGCAGAGTAGACAATGTAATTGTAAAATTTGAAGGAACGATAACTGTTCCAGAAGAAGCAGTGACAGTAAAATATGCAATTCATTCAGATGATGGCGCAAAAATGTATGTTGACGGGCAGCTTGCAATTAACGAGTGGATTGATAAAGGCGGAGGCTGGAGCCAGTATTCTCCAACATATAATACAACTGTAGATAAGCAGCAGGACTTTACCATCTGGTACTATGAAAATGGCGGTGGATCAGCAGTTATACTTGGTTGGTTAATAATGAGGCAGGATGGAAGTGGATATTTTACCACTCCAGTTAACGAGGCATTTGCAACTACAGTAGTAACAAAAGACCCAGTATTGGTTGCTGCAGTTGCTACCGCACAGACAACCCTCAATAATGATACTGCAGTTCTTAATACTCTTACTACGCAAAAGACTGCAGCAGAAGAGGTAGTTGCTGATAAAACAGAGGTAAAGGCAGAAGAAGTTGCAGCATTAAATCAGCTCACAGAAACAGCTACAGCAACAGTTCAAGCAGCTAATACTCTTGCAAATATAGCAACAACTAAGGTTGATGCAGCAGTAAATGCAATGACAAATGCTGCTCAAACTGCTACAAATTATTATGCAGAACAGCAAGCAGCAGCAGCGTTAGCTGCACAAAGAGCTGCAGAAGCTGCAGCTGCACAAGCAGCACAAGAAGCCGCAGCAGCAGAAGCAAGAGCAGCAAGAGCAGCAGAGTTAGCAGCACAGGCTGAAGCAAATAGAATTGCAGCAGAAGCCGCAATTGCTGCAGCAAAGGCTGCAGAAGAAAAAGCAGCGGCAGAAGCTAAGGCTGCAGAAGATGCACGTATAGCAGCAGAACAAGCAGCAAAGGAAGCAGAAGCTGCAAAGGCTAAGGCGGAAGAAGATGCAAGAATTCAAGCAGAAAAAGATGCACAAGCAAAAGCAGATGCTGAGAAAGCAGAAGCAGAAAAATTAGCAGCTGAGCAAGCTGCAAAAGAAAAAGCAGAGGCTGATGCTAAATTAGAAGCAGAAAAGAAAGCTAATGAAGAAGCAATAGCAAAGGCAGAGGCAGAAAAGAAAGCTCAAGAAGAGGCTAACTCTAAAGCAGAAGCAGAAAAGAAGCAGGCTGCTGAAGATAAAATAGCTGCAGAAAAAGCTGCTAAAGAGGCAGAGCAAGCAGCAAAAGATAAAGCAATTGAAGATGCTAAGAAGGCTACTGAGTCAGGTAAAGAATTAACTAAAGAGCAAAAAACAGAAGTTGCAGCAGTATTAATTGAAAAGGCATTAGAGTCTGGTCAAGCTGTAACTGCACAACAAGTTCAATCATCAGGTATTGAATATAAGGATCTTCCAGCATCTACACCAGTAGAAGTTAGATCAGATGAGAATGGAAATGCTCTTGTAATAACTGCAGCTGTTGCTGCACAAGTTGAGCTGATTCAGAATCCAGCCGCTTTAGCAGAAGAACTATTTACTAATCCAGGAGCTGCAATTGCTGCCCTCGGAAGCATAGGTGCAGACATGACTCAAGAAGAAAGAGAAGAAGCAACCGATATGGTTGTTGCAACAGTTGTTGCTGGCGGAGCTGCTATTAATGCAGCAGCAGTAGCCGCAGGTGGAGCCACTGGAGGTGGCACAGGAGGCGGAGGAAGTTCTGGTGGGGCTTCAGGAAGCAATTCACCAGGTTCACGAGGAGGAAGAAGATGGTAAGAATAATAAAGAATATCCTAAAAGATATGGTAGACCAGGCATGGACGCTTCTCGGTATGTTTATTGCTTGGGTAGTTCTGGATGGAAGTGCAAAGACAATTGTTGGTTATGGAATCATGGCAACTACGGCTCTTTGGATAATTACAAGTCCGATCAGAAATAGAGAGGAATAGAAATGGCAAAAGCGCATATTGAAGAGCCAGTACAGGTAGGGTCTGGAGCAATTGCAAGCATCAATAATATTCTAGCTAGAATTATTGCTGTATTTGCAGCTTCAGGATTGTCAGTAATTGGAGCTGGTGCAGTAGTAGGCATTAGCACAGCTAAAGCAGTAATTTTAGCAGGCACTTTAGGAGTGGCTACAGTGGTTGAAAAACTTGCTCGTGGCTTCCTAGATGATGGCAAATTAACTGTAGATGAAATTAATGCAGCATTTTCAGCAGTAGATAAAAAAGCTGCAAAGTGATATACTTAGATCATGAACACCTATAAAGTTAAAATGGACGTAGAGTTAGAGGTTACAGCCTTTAATGAGACAGACGCAAGAGACTATGTTGGTGATATATTTAATATAGACGATGAAATTAAAAAGGTTAATATAGTTAAAATAACAGAAAAAAGTAAATAAAATCGTTGACAGGGCCGTGGTTTTTACTGTATAATAATACAAAGAGACCACGGTTTCTGCTATTGTCAATTAGCTCAACATATGGTAATATTATGTTATGCTAAAAATATGTGTTAAATGCAATGAAGAAAAAGACCTAGAGTCTTTTGCTAAAGGCAAAAACTATAAAGACGGTAGAAGAGGGACTTGTAAGAAATGTCATACTGCTTATGTAAAGCAATATTACAAAAACAATCCTGATCAAAGGCAAGAAAATATTAGACGAAATGGTCTCTACGGTGGAAACTGGAAAAGGCATCATTTATCTAAAGAAGAATACGATAAGATGCTTTCTTTGTATGATGGCAAATGCCATTCTTGCAAAGAAAGAGAAGCAACAAATATAGATCATGATCATAATTGTTGCGATAAAGCAAGATCTTGTGGTAAATGTGTTCGTGGTGTATTGTGTAATCAATGCAACACAGCACTTGGCTTACTTGGAGACAGTAAATTAAAAGTTACAAGTCTTTTAAGCTATATCAATGGTCTGTAGCTGAGTTGGTACAGCATTCGACTGTTAATCGAAAGTTCGCAGGATCGAGACCTGCCAGACCAGCAAAACAATCTAGGCGGACTTACTAGATAGGAAAGAAATGCTTCATCTTACACTAAAGGGTGTAGAAGTTTTTATGGAAAGATCAAAGACTAAGAGTCAAGAATCTTTTTGGGAAAACTATGATTTACTAATTTGGAAACAGTCTGCAGGCGGATTTACTGACACAAAAGGAATGTTCCGAAAAGACCAGTGGGGAATTGCAGAGAGAATTTCTGTAAATGAAAACGGAATATGGAAGTTGCCAACAAAATATGTCAGACATTTTAGATGAATTAGGCGTAGATGAGGACGACTTAGATTGGTTCCACCTTGGAGTTTGCAGAGGGATGGACACAAACCTATTCTACGATAAATATGAAGCAGATATTAATATAGCAAAAAGTATTGATGAGGCATGCATATCATGTCCAGTTTCAAAAATGTGCTATCAATCTGGCATAGAAAATAGCGAACAGGGTGTCTGGGGTGGAATATACTTAAACTCTGGAGCAATAGACAAATCAAGGAATATGCATAAAACTCCAGAAGTTTGGAAAAGAATAAGGGCCAAAAATGGAATT